GGTTTGCGAAGTGGGTATCGAATAAACAGAGTGAATTTTATGGGAAGTTGGGTTGAAATCATCGGCAATCGTTTTGACAACCCGGAACTTTTGAAGGAGGAGAAATGACACTTACACGAAAAGCGATTGAGGAAGCAATTTCAGATGTTCAGGATGGAAATGAAAATAGACATAATAGGGGATGTTCTATTTTAATTGAGTTAGCCCAAGAATATTTAGCGATAAAGGGGATGCCGGAGGAATTAATAAAAACAGGGGATACCGAAACCGATGTGAGAGTGGATGTTTATAATCGTTTACTCCACCTCTGTCGCCTCGCCCACGCTAAAAACTGTCAGGAATGTGGGGAGAGAGCGCCGACGATTGAGGAAATTAATAAGTTTTTATTAGACTGGGGAAAAGAAAACAAGGCATTCCAAAAGAACGATGGTTTTAGACAGAAATTATCAGAAGCCATTCACACACTAATCACAGGCAAGATGAAAGGAGAGGGGAGATGAAAGTTAGTGAATTGATAAGAGGATTACAGTCAATGCAAGAATCTTATGGAGACTTAAAAGTTAATCTTTCAGTGGGTATGAAACCAGACCAATTAAATGTAAACTCTACTACCATCTTTTTAAGGTACGAACAATACGCTGACAATTGTGAAGAAAAAGCACACGATGAAATAAGTATAAGTGATTTTCCTTATTAATAATCAGCAAGAGGGGAGGGAAGTAGCACACCGAGTGTGATCTCGGAAGTTCCGTGCAAATCGGACTGCTCAACCCCGAAGGGAGTAAAAAGGAGAAGAAAATGACAACTAAACAAAGAGTAGTTAATTTGGGATTTTGTGTTGCGAGAATTACAGAGCAACCACAGTTTTCACCAAAGTTAAGACTCGAAATATTCTCTCCAGATTCTTCAGACGCAGACGGACGATATATTCCGAGATGTGATTTCACGATTACGGATGATATGGTCGTTCAACTGGCTGATTTTCTTGAGAACTATTGCTCAAATAGACAAGCGGCTAAAGGAATCAATGAGGTAAAAACGCCATGAAAATCACTAAAGTTACGGAAGGGAGATAAACATGAAACCAACAGAAACATTTCAAGCATTACTTTGTGACCCACTCGGCAATTTTGTTGTTGGTGGCTGTATGGAAGACAAGCGGTTGTTAAATGAGGCATTTCAAGAGATGAAGGACATCGAAAAATATGGACGGCATATACATAAAGCTACGGTGAATAGAGATGATATTTGTGCCTTGTGTGGACATGATTTAAGGCACAACATCCATTTGAGATATGGAGAGTAGAGAAACATGAAAATCACTAAAGTAACGAAAACCTAACTGCCCTTGAAGCGGCGCAGGAGATATGTAAATTATGGGAGGGTAAATGAGAGTAATAATTGAAATAGTAAGAGAAAGACAATCCGGGATACCGACGGATTATTTTGATGTAAGAGTTGAACACGAAGGTAAAGTTTACTGCAAAAGAGAGGTTGTGTATCGGGATGTCTTAAATTCTCTATTGGATAGAATATTTGATAGAGCTAAATTTGCTATTAAAGAAATGATGGAGCGGGAGGCCAAATGAAATATCCATCCCGTGTCTGCCAATCTTGCGGAGACAAAGCGTCCGGAACAAGAGTAAATCTGATCGCCACGTGGCACGAAGGTAAATGTGATGTATGCGGGGAAACCGAACCCGTAACGGAGCCGAGGGGTTTTGGGGATCCGGAATTCAGGAGGAAATAATGGACTTATCACTTGTTTCTATGGATGATATTATTGCAGAATTAGACAAACGATTTGACACGGTAGTTTTATTAACCAATAAAATTGTTGATATTAAAAAATCAATAGACGATATTAACTACCATTTCAAAGACAAACTCGGCTGTTTAGGGTTGATGAGGATTGCCGATGAAGGAATAAAGAATTCTTACCGAGGGCAGATGACGGATAAATTTGAGGGTAACGATATGGGGGTGGGGTTATGACTTTCCCCGACTTTCTGGTCATAACCGCTGAAATCAACAAACTCGGCGGCAAAATGACGCCGTTCGAAACCAAAGTTATTGATTCCGTCTTGCGTGCCGGTAGTGTGTGTCCGGCGCAAAGCAAAGTTATTGAGGCGGCAGCGTGATGATCAAAGACGAAAAAAAGTCCATATCGATACCGATCATATTGTTAGTAACAAGCTTTTTTGTCGGATTGGTTCTTATTTCCGGATGCAAAATAACCGAGTGCGCGGCCGGTCACTATGAATCAGTGTACCACCCAGCCAGGCTCGATATGACCTACATCGGGGATAAAGGTTTTGGGCCGGTCTGGCAGCCGGGGTACACAGAAGACGAGTGGGTGTGTGATGAAAAACAGATGTAACGGATATAAAAGGGAGGCTTAATGAAATGCCGCATCTGTGAAACAGAGTTTACACCCGTAAGGTCATGGCAGACTACGTGCAAGAAACCGGAGTGCCAGAGGAAAAATCGGAATAGAATCGCCCAGGAGTGGAGAAAAAAACACCCCGAGTATTACCGGGAATATGCGAGGTTGTGAGATGGATAGTAAGTATATAAAAATATGGAGCTTCGAAGATGCCCCGGAAGAATATCGAGAACTTTCTCGAAACGGCGGGGATGAAGACTACATAGCGTTTATCCCGGATGGTGTGGATATCCCATTTTTTCTTGATCCGGAGAATAACGGAATTGGTAGATTTGGGATATGTGAGACGGAAGAACATAGAGTGGATGATGGTACTGTTTTAATTGGGTGTCATGCGTAATGTGCGCGCAAAAACCCTCGCGCGGAAATTTTTCCCAAGGATGAACCTTATCCTGGAAGGATATTATATATAAGATTAAGAGTCTTCAACCGTTAGCGACCTTATTTTTGGGGTGAGAACACAAAATAACGTTATTTGATTTGCAATCTGTTTTAGATAAGTTAATATCTAAGTATAGGCGAGTCGCTCTCGCGCAAAGTTTTAACGCCGGTAATTCCGTGGCCACGGCATGGGATTACCGGATTTTTTATGAGCGATAAGCTAACCGTAAAACAAATAAGGTTTTGCCAAGAATACATCGTAGACCTTAACGGTACCCAGGCCGCAATCCGCGCTGGATACTCAGAAAACTCCGCTCAACAAATCTCCTCTGAGTTGTTGTTAAAACCTGTTATCCAAGCTTACATCCAAGAACTTCTCGACGACCGCGCCACCAGAACACAAGCCACAGCCGATAAAGTAATCAGCGAAATATTCCACCTTGTTTCTTTTGATCCTGCTGAGATATACGACGAGGAAGGCAGATTTAAAAGCATCCACTCTATTCCCAAAAATATACGCAAAGCCATCGCCAGTATCGAGACCGAAGAAGAGTTTGAAAGGCCTCTCGACGGCAGCTTTAAAGTAAAGTGCGGATATATCCGCAAGATTAAATTCTGGGATAAAAACAAAGCCATAGAGTTGCTCGGTAAACATTTGGTTTTGTTCACCGATAAACACGAAGTCACCGGAGCCGACGGCGCGCCTCTACCTGCTCCGGCAATTATATTCCAAGATAAAGAAAATTCGCAACCAGAAAATTCCAATGGGCAATGAGTATATCTATTCCAGGCAATCGACTAATCATTCGCACTTACATGTCGAAGAAGTGCCGGAGGGTTCTTGGTGCGCAGGGCAAGCGTTACAAAGTGCTTTATGGCGGAAGGGGCGGCCAGAAATCATGGGCGGTCGCGGATTATCTTGTCGCAAGAGCTTGCCAGGAAAAATTAAGGATTCTTTGCACCCGGGAAATGCAGAATTCAATCAAGGATTCTGTGCATCGTTTATTGAAAGATCGGATACACGCCCTGGGGTTAGACAAATATTTTATCATCCAGGTAGACAGCATAAAGTCAACGACCGGATCGGAGTTTATATTCAAGGGACTGCGTATGAATATAAACGAGATAAAGTCAACCGAAGGCATAGATATTTGCTGGGTAGAAGAAGCGACGAAGGTCAGCGAGAACTCTTGGAAGGTTTTGATTCCTACTATCCGGAAAGAGTCATCGGAAATCATAATAACATTCAATCCAGAATTGGAATCGGACCCGGTTCACCAGCGATTCATCTTGCATACTCCCCCAGACTGCATAATCGAGGAGGTGTCATTTGCGGATAACGACTACTTCCCCGAAGTCCTGCGTAAGGAGATGGAGTGGTGTAAGAAGGTCGACTCCGATGCCTACGAACATATTTGGCTTGGAAAGCTTAAGGGCTACAGCGATGCGCTTATCTTCAAAGATAAGTTTATCATTCAGGAATTTGAATATCCGGAATTCGGCACGCAGTTCTTCTACGGCGCGGACTTTGGCTATGCGGTTGACGCCATGTGGATGGGCCGATGCTTCATTAAGGATAGGTGCCTCTATATTTCCGATGAGGTTTATGGCGTGGGTATTGAGATCAATGAATTGCACCAAGCTTTTGAAACGGTCCCGGACTCACATGCATGGCCAATTCGTGCTGATTCCGCAAGGCCCGATACTATCAGCCATCTTTCTCAGAAAGCAATTGGTAAAGATGGTAAGGAACATAAGGGATTCAATATTATTGGCGCGGAGAAGGGTCCAGGTTCTGTCGAGGACGGTATTATGTTCTTGCGCGCGTTTGAGAAGATTATTATTCATCCCCGTTGCCTGGGCGCGAAGCACAATTTTGAGAACTATCGCTGGAAGCAGGACAGGATTACCCAAGACATACTTCCTATTCCAGTTGACAAGCATAATCACGTTCCTGATGGTCTGCGTTACGCGCTCGAGCCTTACATTAAAAAATCTGGCAGTGAGATATTTATCTCCACCCAAGATGTGTATTAGATTTGGAGGGATATATGTTTGCTGAATTTCCGATAAGGGTTACCGCCAACATAGTGATTTGGATATATCAAAGTAAATATGGCTTAATAAATTTTGATGGCAATGCCGATGGTATTATTTCGGAAGTGCAAGGTATTGTCGAGCAACTTATGGCTGAAGAAACGGGGTTAGCATGAAGCTTAACATATTCCCAGCGAGGATGGAAGTCAAGGAGATGCGCAAGGAGG